GATTGCTGCCTCATCAATGTACAACCAGTTAACTGATTTACCACGAATGGCGGATGCTGTTGTAGCTGCTGAGAGTACTTTACTATTGTTCTCTAATTCTACATCACCTTTATTCCATACTCTAACACCCTGTTGCATCCACAAAGGTAAGTTCTCATACATTATTTGATATCTGTTTAATACTTCCCTAGCTGCTGAGGCTTTGTTAGCCATGATAGCTACTGTCTTATCTTCTTGGAATATTGTATAGTGTAATATACACGCAGCTGCTGTTACTGTTTTACCTTGTTGTCTGCCTTCCATTAAAATTACTTTTCTCTCATTCATTATGAGATCTACTTTGCCTTTTTGGCATTCAAATAACTTAAATGGTTGCAATCCTTGATCTAGTGTAACGATCTTTACATAGTTTTCTATAAAATATTTAGGATCGTTCTGACATTTAACATACTCTGCAATTTCTTCTTTAGTAAAATCATGCTGATATGCTAATGGTTTAAGATTAGGATTACCGTGATATGAGACTTGTTCAGGTTTCGCCATTGTCTTCTGCTACTTCGCCTTCTATTGTTTTAGCCTGTTCGCCTTTCAATGCTTGTAGTAAATCTTTTGTACTACCTACGAACATGTTGTTCTGTGTTTTAATGTTCTTACCTTTAGATCCGTCATCTACTATACGCTTATGCTTTTCTTGTACTTCTAGCATATCTTTAGCTGTATCTTGTAAGTTTTTAATTAGTCCGCCTGCTACTTCATAAGCACGGGGTTGATCTGAGTTTCTAGCTATGTGTAATATACCTTCAATAGCCTCAGCGTTATATGCCTCTGCCTGTTTTAATATAGACCTAGCATATTGTAAATCTTCTTCTTGTTGTTTAGCATGTAGAATGTCTTTGTCTTCTTCGGACATATCTATTGCTGGGAGTTGTCTCTCGTCTTGTACTTTTTTAAGATTAGATTCTAAAGCTTTTGTTACTTCTTTTGTATTAAATGCTTTATCTAAATCTTCAAAAGTATTTTTATTGTTCGAATTCTTCATCAAATTCCTCCAAGAATGAATATGTATCAGACGGTGTTGCGTTCAACGGATTAACACTAGCAGTTATTGTTCCTTTGCTAGAATTAGTTGTTGTATTAAGAGTCATGTTCGTGTCATTGTAGACCCTAGCAATTGCTTTCTTAATAACATCGTGATTGCTTACATTACTATAAAAATTAAGTCTCATTGTAAAATTTAATGTCCATACTACACTTAATCTATTAGCAAATTCGCCTTCGTATTCATCTTCATAACCAACATTATCTAATGTAATTTTAATATCTCTTTTTATTCCAAGTTCTGGTAAATCATTAATAGTAACATTAAAGTCTGGATTAAAGTAAGGTATAATTTGTTCCAAACATTGTAAACCATCATCTTGGTTCTTCGCAAATATATATAAGGCCAAATTCATGTTGTATGGCGTAGAATTAAATGCTACTCTTACAGTATTAGCATCGTCTCTTGTACCTACTACCTTATTTTTATTAATTACTTGGGTTTTTCTTGCAGGATCATATGTTATTCCTTGTATTTCAAACCCCATTCTAGGTAAAGTAATTGCTACTTCACCTCTTGTACTTGTATCTGTTACTCTAGCTATCCTTGTCATAAATTTTTGTTTAGTAGAATATGCCAAAGGTACTCTAATTGCTTGTGCTACAGCTCCAGCACTATTTTTTCTTTCAATGTTTATGTCATTGAATATTGTTCCAAAAGCTATAATAGCCTTTCTTATATGATTGTGATAAAATGTTGCTCCTTTAAACATCCTACGCTCCTATCTCACCAAATGGATTCTTTTCACTAAAGTCTAATATGCCTTCTAATGTTACTAAGTTATCAAAGTCTGTATTATCTATTGGTTCAGAAAGTGCTGTATTATATGCTTCGTTAATTATACAACCATTTGTTTCGTTTAATAATAGTTGGCCACCCTCTTGTAGTAATTGAAACTCTAACATATCTTGAGAGTATTTTGTTTCTATGACATCTATATCTGTAATGCCTGTATCTAAATCTTCTGAACTGTATTCGAATAGTTCACATGTTAATCTAAATACATAAATTTGGTTTAGTTGATAAAAAGGATTTTGGAAATCTACATATTTGATTTCAAAAATGCTCTTTGTTTTTGGAAAATAAAGTAAGTCTCCTTCAGAAGGTCTTGTTGTTTGTGTAAATGTGCCTCCACTTGTTAATACTAAATCGTCCCACCTTCTTTTTGCCATTACGAATGTTGCTTGATCTCTAACTTCTAATCCAAACCTGGTAAATATATCTCCTTGTCCTTCATAGCCATTAACATTATCTAAATACATTTCTAATGGATATGCTTGTGTAAATCTTGACAATTCATCTTCATCAAAAATTGTATCTTTGTTTACTAGTGTCCTAGGCATGTAATATATGTCATGCCCATATACTTTCAAACTTTCAATAACAAGGTCTTCTACTAAGCGCTGTTCGCCTGTAGCTCCTATACTGTTACCGCCTTGAAAGAAGTGATTAGTAGCCATGTATTATCCTATCATAAATGACGGTGGCAATTCATATTTCAATGACATCTCTTGTTCAATTGCCTGTATCTCTTGTACAGCTTCTTGATAGATTTGGTCTCCGTTTAATGTAACCCCACCTGGCATTTGTATTCCTGCGAATTTTTTAAGGTTTTCTCCCCATTGCCTTTTAATTAGTGCTGTCGTATATTTTTTAAGAAACATATCATCATAAACTTCTGTATATGTTGCCGGATCTATGATAGCGTAAGCTTCTGCTACTATGTAATCTCCTACATTGAATGTTTTATCCCAATCTGTATCTACATATAGTCTATCTGTTTTACGATTGAAACGAATCTGCCTCTCACTAGTGAGAAGTTTTTCTAATGTTGTTAAGTGACTCTGGACTATTGTGTAATAAACCATGTCTGCTCCCATTAAATTATATAAATCATTCATTCTAAATTGATACATTAAATCAAACAGTTGTCCATCTCTTGTATTGTTTGTTGCTGCGCCACCAAAATTAAACATTCTAGTTACGCCTAATATACCAGAACCAACGGGGACATAACCGTTTTCTATGTCCCCTTTGGTATAAAAATCTGTTGGGCTAAGTGTAGCTGTTGATCCTGAGGTGCCACCTGTTATAGTCTCTGACGCTACGAATGTTCCTTTTGATTCTTCTGTTGTGATATATTGTCCATCTGTTGAGTCTACCTTTGCAGTAGCTCCTGATGTTCCGCCTGTAATTATCTCACCTTTTGTAAAATTACCTGCGATATTAGTAGTTAGCTTTAGCTTTGAACCGACGATTTGATGTGAGACAAACACTCTTTCAACACCATCGAAATGATACTCTTGAAAAAACTGTAAAGCATCGTCAATTCTATCTGACACTTGTCCGTCTTCTACATTAATTTCTATTACAGGATGTCCTAGTCTTCTTAAACTATAATCTTGTAAATCTTGTCTACTCGCTAAAGCCATATTCTACCCTTAATTAAGTTTTGTTCCAGCTGCGTTATATATTGCTGTACCAGTGATTGTAGCTGTTGAGCCCTCTCCCTGTGAGTGAGAAATGGTAATACCATCTCCACCACTTACTTGCGCCATATAATTACCTGTTGTATCAGTTCCTAGTGCAACACTATTGGCTGCAATAGTTAATGCTGTTGCTAAGTTACCTGAACCATCAAAGTCTCCTGTACCAGTTACATCTCCTGTAAATGATAGAGTCCTTGCTGTTGTTAGAGCTGCTGCTGTTGTAGCTGTGTCTGCATTACCTGTAACATTACCTGTAACATTACCTTCTAGGTTTGCTACAAGTGTTCCTGTGGTAACTGTTAAATTACCTGTACTTGCACCTGTAAATGAACCAGTACCTACTAGGAATTTATCTGCACTTTCGTCCCAACCAATAAACGCGTTGTCTGAAGATCCTCTTTCAAAGACCAGACCCATATCGTTTGCTGGTGAACCTGATGTTCCGTTTCCTAGCTCAATCAATCTATCTGTTATTGTAGAGTTGGTTGAATCTAATGTTGTAGTTGTTCCATTTACATCTAAGTTACCTGTAATAGTAACATTACCTGTTGCTGCTACATCTGCAAATGTAACATCATCTGATGTTGCTACTGCTTGTCCTATTGAAACTGCTGTGCCTGAAACTGAAACACCAGTTCCTGCTGTTAGCGTTGTAACATTGGCTGAACCATCAAATGATACGCCATTTATTGTTCTTGCTGTTTCTAATGCTGTTGCCGTAGCTGCGTTTCCTGTAGTATCCTGGTTAAGTGTTCCTACAGATATTGTTGTTCCGGATATAGATAAACCTGTACCTATATCTAAAAATGCAGTTGCTCCTGCTGAATCATCCCAAAATATTATTTGATCATCATTTGGGTCACTTAGACTTTCTATCCCTAAGTGTGATAGGTTTACCGTTACTCCACCGCTAGTGCCTCCGCCTGAAAGTCCTGTGCCTGCTGTTACACCTGTTATATCCCCAGCTTGTATTTCTGAGAATTTTGCAAGTCTAATACCGCCTGCTGTAGAACCATCGTGGACTCTGATAGTATCTAGCGTAGTATCTACGGAAAGTTCACCTACCGCACCAGTGAAGGATTCATTCTGTGTTGTAGTCCCTCGTCTTAATTGTACTTGTGTTGGCATTTTTATCTCCTAATTAATATGTTCCGCCGTCTATGCTAGATCCATCTTCCATCGAATCTGCACTAATTGTTCCAGAAACATTCCCTATTGGAATGTTCCCACTAATGTTTACTGCCGTAGCGAGCATAAGCTCGTGTCCGCCTGCTGTACTCCCATCATGGACCCTTATAGAATTATTAGTTGTATTAACCGAGACTTCACCTGCTGCACCTGTGAACGCATTGTTCTGTGCTGCTGTGCCTCGTCTAAATTGTACTGTAACTGCCATCTATTTTCTCCTATACATTATGCTACCGATCCAAGATCTTCTGTAGCTAGTCTGTATTTAATGTTAGTTTGAAGGTCGTAAATAACATCTAGTAACTGACCAAAAGCATCTGTTGAAAGATCTGTTGCAACACTACCATAGTCTCCTGTAGGAAATTCTAAAGCTAAGTCTTTTTCTGCATAGTTAGCAAATTTGACTATAGCATCAGTAGAATCTCTTACATACATTTCCTTATCGGCTGTGTTTAGTGCAACTTCTCCTTGTGCAATGTCCGCTGTTGTTGGTGCATTACCACTTGTTTCATTACGCTTAATTTTAATTACTGCTGTCATTGGTTTATTCCTTGTTAGTTATATTTTTTCTCTTTAAAATCTTCAAACGCTGGATTAGGAATAACATCTCTTGGCCCATCTACTTCTGCATTATAACCTTTAGGTTTTGGAGCCTTAATCATAGGCTTAGGACCTTTAGGTTTTGCTACAGGTTTTTCTTCTTCAAAAGATCCAGGCGTAAATGCTGGAATTGCCGGCTTTTCTTTTGCCGGCTTTTCCGCTTTAACTTTTGGAGCCTCGCTAAGTTTAGCAAGTTTATCTTTTGTCTGCTGTAGCTCTAATTTTAGTGCCATTTGTTGTTCTTCTAAATCTGCTCGTTCTGTATTTATCCGAGCCTTTAATAATAGGTTCTCTTGTTGTAGCTCATTTACTTTAAGCGTCAAAGAGTTAATATATTCATTTACTAGTTTTTCGTTTTCCATTTCAGTTGCCTATCAATAGTTATTATTAGGAATAAGTTCCGCCGTCAACAACATTAGTCCAATCTGGTGTACCACTATTACTGTATAGGAAATATCCATCAGTACCAGCTGCTGTTGCCTGTAGGGCTCCAGCTCCGTTACCATAAACAATACCATTACTTGTAAATGTACTAACACCTGTACCACCGTCTGCTACTAGCAAATCAGTAATACCTGTTATTGAACCACCTGTAATTGCTACTGCATCGTCTTCCAAGTGAGCTACAAGTGTTGCCACGGTGTAACCTGTACCTGAAACATTAACAGTAGTTGTCGGTGCTTCTTGTAAGTCTTTAAATAGTTTCCATTTACCAGAGTTGTTTGCATCTCTGAATAGTCCACCATATAAATCTTGTGAACCTGAAGTGTCATATAGTCCGTAAAGACCAATGTCCACTGCATCGGAAGCGCCGTTGCCGGAAGCTAAGATGATAAGTGGATCTGAAACACTTAGGGTTGTGGAATCAACTGTTGTAGTTGTTCCTGATACAGTTAAGTTACCTGAAATTGTAGCGTTTCCGCCAATTGTTACATTGTTAGGTAAACCAACTTGTATCTGATTGTTTGAAACTGTTGTTTCGATTTCGTTGGCTGTACCAACAAAGTTTAATGTATCAGTTCCTACTGTAACAGTATCATCAGAACCACTATCGGCTCCAATTGTTAGAGTAGAACTTGTTGAAGCTGTACTAGCTGCTGTAATACGACCTTGAGCATCGATTGTCAATACTGGTATTGCTGCTCCTGAACCGTATGAGCCTGCTGTAACCGCTGTGTTATCTAGTGTAGCTGTAATTGTTGTACCAGATGCTGCAGTTGTTATACCTGTGCCACCTGCTACTGTAAATGTTTCTGAATCTAGATCTATATCTATTGTTCCAGAATCACCAGCTGCGTCTAAATCACCAGCGCCTACTTGTGCGTCAACATAAGCTTTAACTGATTGTTGAGTTGGGATAAGTGAGGCACTATCTGATGCCATGTTATCTTCGTCAACGAATGCTGTAGCCGTAATTGAGCCATCTGATAATGAACCAAATGTTACTACGCCAGCACTAAAGTTTCCTGAACCGTCTCTTTTAACGATTGTGGAAGCTGTGTTAGCATCTGTAGCATTGTCAATCAGGTCTGTGTAATACTTTCCACCTAGTTCCTGGATAACTTCGTTACCGCCAGAATCAATAGATGAGATATAAAGTTTTGCACCTGCACCTGAGTTAGTTCTATCCTCAGCATAAGCTAATTCGCCTTCAACTAAATCCGAAGCTGCTGGAGCTGCTACGCCCGTACTTCTTTTAATTTGAATAGTTGTTGCCATTTCTTTTTTCTCCTAGTTAAAATGTTTTATGTATTCTATAATATAAAGATCTTTATAATATTAAAATGTTCCACCATCAATAGAGGTAATGTCCTGAGACGAGGGAGCTGTTGCTTCCCAATTACCTGTACTGGCATCATATACTAGTGTGTAACCGTTCTGTACTCCTGATGTATCTATACCTGATAGATTATCAACTGTATTTGAAGTAGCTACTTGAGATTGACTGGTTGTTGTGGTTACTACACGAGACGCGCCAGTAGATACTGTGACCTTTGCTGGTGTGCTGCTTGTGTTTACATTTACTCCCATTCTTCCTCCTAAGCTTTGGTAACTTCTGGAGTTACCGTAACTAGTCCTTCTAAGACTCTTAATGTTTCTACAGGAGATGTTCCTGTAATTTCAACATCATATACATAACGACCTGCTTTAACAGCAGATGTTTGTGTAGCCGTCAAAGAAATTGTTACTTTTCCTGAGGCATCTACTTTAACAGTTGTAAAATCTGTTGCTGTTGATGCTTCATAAGATTTTCTCATTTGAGAAGCTACCGTGTAGTTAGTAAGATCTTTTGCAGAACCATCATCATTAGTTAAATTAATGTCTAAGCTAAAGGTGGTTCCTTGATCTATTACTATGTTTTGTACGGTGGCCATTCAAAATTCTCTTAATATTAGTTGTTCTACTTATTTATAAATAAAAGTAATTACAATGAAAACTCTTTTGACATTAAAATATGGCACGAAATATAGTGCAAATCATGTAAATTCGATATATGAACATACCGAAGGCAAGTATAATTATGTCTGCGTTACGGATGATCCTAAAGGATTACATCCTGATATCGGGATTATTTATATGGAACATGAGCCAAATGGCAACATGGAAAAAATAAAATTATTCCAATTAAAAGACATGGGCACAATATTATATCTAGATTTAGATATAAGAATACAAAAGAATATAGATCATTTGTTTAATTATTGTCAAGATAACCCTGTAATTGTATATACATGGTGGAAAGATAAAGGCAATAAACAAATAAGCATACATGATTTCCCATGGCAATCAGACTTTGTAGGTCCATTAAGTAATTATAATTCTAGTGTAATGCTTTGGAAAGATGCTACACATATATGGAATCACTATAATAAATATCCTGAAACATATGATGTTCAATATCCATATGGTGATGATACATTTTTATATCATGAAGGATTTACATTTGAACACTTACCAGATAATGAAGTATATGCTTTTAATACAACAGGAAGAAAATATAGGCCTGAATATACAATATGCTTATTAAATGGATTAGACAGAAACCCGGAGATTGAGAAAGAATATGATAAACTTTGTATGCATCAAGTGGGGGAGTAAATACTCACCTGATTATGTGAATAATCTGTATCGTATGGTACAGGATAATTATCACAAAGATTTTACATTTACTTGCTATACAGATGATAGTACAGGATTAAATTGTGATGCTGTAGATATACCTGATGTTAATCCTTTACATCCTAAGTATTGGTTTGGTAAAGAAAATTATTGTTGGGACAGATCTAAATTTATAGTATTTAATTCTCATAACTTTTTAGGTTATGAAGGTAAATGGTGTTACTTTGATTTGGATATCATTATACAAAATGATATAACTGATTTAGATGAGCTAGCTCTTAAACCTAGAATAGTTCATGTTAAATGGGATAATTGGAATAAAAGATTACACGAAAGACTCTTTATAGACATTAGAGGAACATTATATAATTCTAGTGTTATGTGTTGGAACAAAGATCAATGTGAACATATATTCTGGGATGCAATACAAGAAGAAGATATGATATTCAGAACATTCTATAAAGGAACAGATAACTATCATTTCTGGAGACAGAGAGACTTTTGGAATAATATTCCTTTTGAATGGGCATATAGTTACAATAGAGGTATGACACATCCTACGGATTTGGAGACACATAAATATAGAGAAGAACCTAAGTTTTGTTTGTTCAATGTGGATTCCAATCCTAGTAAGAAACAAATAAAGATAGATGAATTAGAAGATGAGACATTATTGAGATTATGGCATGGTAACAATCATAGCAAATCAGCTAGATACTAATTATAGTCAAGTACATATAAACGCTTTATATACACAGGTTAAGAAGCTGTGCGTAGATCCTTTTGAATTTTATGTTTTTGTAGATGAGGATGAATATAAGTTGTTAGAGTCTACTCATAAAAAAGCTGGTTATATAGATGGAATAAATTTCCATGTTCCTAAGTATGGTAAAGATTGGATTGAAATAGATATTATGCAACACACCAGACCTGGTGGACATACATTGTTTATAACTCCTAATTGTATTATTAACAACATACAGGACATAGACATTTATAAGAGCAATAAGAAAATCCAACTGCAGGATGGTAACCTAGGTTATTTTGTATACCGTAATGAAAAAATAGAAAAAATCTTAGAAGAATGGGACGAAAATGAAGACGAACTATTATATGAATATGATATCTTTAGTGAGAAATTTTTAATTGAAGAAGGCGATGTACCTTTTATTAAAGATGTTACAGCTTCATATCCTGAAACTACAGAAGAACCTATAGTTGTTTTGCCTTATTGGTATGAAGACTTTACCGAAGAACAAAAAGATCTAATGTATAATAGAGCAACAGACTTGTATCCATATTTACCAGAGAGAGTAGAAATAGAATTATCAGATAACAAAGGCAATAAATTATCTTTAGAACAAATTCGCAATTCTTTCTCCCAAGACTTTATGGAGAAGGCTCATATGAAACGAATTAAATTTAAAGGATTAGATGGAGACCCTACAAATAATGAAGATCTTGTAGACATAACACATTACCTTATGGGGCAATGGGGTATTGGTATAGATTTAATTAGTAAAGGAGATACACACGATCCTTTTTGGTGGGGTATTATAGGAGAATTATATAAAGATTCTGGTAATATAACATTTAATATTAATACAGCAAATCCAGACAGTTTAGTTTTAATGAACGCAGATGTTCTTATTAAAAAAGGTTGTAGAGTATTTTGGTCTTACACGCATACAAATCAATTAAATACAGATATAGAAAAGGCAAGACAAACAGCAGAAAAATATAACTTTACAGGATTTGTTTATATAGATGAGGTACCTGCAGAGATACCTTATGTAGAAGAAGTTGTTAAACAGGATATGCCAGACTATAAACTTATAGAACTAGAAACTCTACAGACAAGAAAAAAAGACGACATATATAAAGAGAGAAAGATAAAATTTGCAGAACATGTTAAATGTGAAGGTAAAGTTAATAATCAATTTTACTTAAGCGCTAAGGGAAATGTTTTTCCTTGTAAACATGTAGCTCTAAATGTTTCAACAGCAGACAGTTCTCCAGAACATAAAACAGAACTATTATATGATTGGAACAAAAACAGTATTAGTGATTATACTCTAGAAGAGATATTTACTAATGATTTTTATAAAGGATATTTTAATAATTTATTAAAATTAAATCCTACAATAATACATAATGAACAGGAAGGAATATGTTAAAAGTACAAGACGGTACCGTGATAGAAGGAATATTTAATGATGACAAATATATTGAGATTGTTAAAAACTCCCATTTTGCAACACTAATAATTCATATAGATATAAAACATTTTGAAGACAAGTGCGTTGAAGTTGTGTCTGCCTTAGCAGATGAGCATCTAATATACGCAGTGGACTATGTTATAGCAAGAGCTAGAGGAAAATATAAATGAGAGTAAACATCGTTTGTTCTAAATGGGGCACAAGATATGGTCCTCATTTTGTAAACAGATTAAAAAATATGGCGAGGAGGAATTGTAATGATAGACATGATTTCCATTTTTATTGTTATACTGATGATGCTGATGGTCTTGATCCTGATATTAAGGTTATTCCTTTTCCTGATATTCCCAATATTCATCCTAAGTATTGGTTTGGTAATGATAATTTTAAATACGGGATGGCTCGTTGTTGGGACAGGCCTAAAACTATGGTATTTAATACCCATAACTTTGCTGATGATAAGCCAACCGGCCGTTTTGTTTTCTTCGATCTTGATGTTATTATACAAAATGATATAGAGCCTTTACTTACCTATAATATGGAAAGACCTACAAAGTTAAGAAGTTGGTGGCAAGATCCTAGACCAATGAAAACTCGTAAATTTAAATTAGCACATGGCGCATATACAAATGGCAGTTGTCAAGTTTGGTCCGACGATCAAGCAGAATGTATATGGCATGATGTATTAGAGAATCAAGAAAAGATATGGTTTACATATACAGACGGAACAGATAACTATCACTCCTGGCGATGGGGAGATTGGGGTAAAAAATTATGGGATCATTTCCCAGCAGACTATGCTTACTCGTATAACCGAGGTCGTAGTTGGGACGATGATGATTTAGAAACAGAAATATATAGGGAAACACCAATCCTTTGTGTATTTAATATAGACTTACTACCACAACCTACACCTGATAGAGGTAAGGTTAAACAGAATGAATTGGTTGATCCACAGTTATTAAAGCATTGGCAATGAACATTTATACAGTAAAATGGGGCAGTAAATATTCTGCTAAACATGTTAACAAGATATACGAATCCTGTCTGGAATCTATATCCTCTGACTTTACATTTTACTGTCTAACAGAAAACGCAAAGGGACTAGATGAAAGCATTGAAGTTCTACCATTTCCTAAAGATAATAAGTTAGAGAAGTGGTGGAACAAGATGTATTTGTTTGATGACAATGTAGTAAGACAAACAGGTGAAAATTTATTCTTAGACTTAGATGTTATTATACAAAAGAACATAGATGATATTGTAAACTTTGATCCTGAGGATTGTTTATGTTTTGGCCAAACACATTGGCATGATATGGAAACACAAAAGAAAGAAACAGAGCATGTTCCTCATAAATATACAGACTTAAACTCTAGTGTATTAAGATGGAATGATAAATTAGATAAAGAAAATATTACTCTTTATTTTAAAACACACATAGAAAAAATCTTATGGTACTATCGTGGAATAGATAATTTCTTTATGCACAAAGGTGTAGCAAGAATTAAGTATTTTCCTTTAGGGTGGTTTTATAGTTATAACCAAGGTTATATATATCCACATGATATAGAAAAACATGTATTCAGACAAATACCATATGTCTGTTTATTTGATTCAATGGGAAGAAAAGAAGATGTTAAATTTTAATTTTTTAAACAGTATGCAATATTGGGGAGAAGGTCTCGCTAAAGTTGAACATGAAATGAAACATAAACATGATGACTTTAGACAAGCTCTTAATCCTAATACAATGGAAGGAGCTATTTGGTTAGTTGAAGAACTAAAAAATAGCCTAGATGATTATATGAAAGACGAGCAGTTTAACATTCTTGTATTA